CTGCATGTCTAACTGTTTAAGCTGCATCTCAAACTGTTGAGCTTGCTGCTCGGCTTGTTGTTGTGCCTGAGCCTGCTGTTGTTCAGCTTGTTGCTGTTGTTGCTGTTGCTGTTGTCCTTCATCTGGTTGCTGCTTAGCTTTTTCTTTCTCTTTCTCCATATCAATTATATATCGAGTCGGGTCTAAGTCATTTGCCTTTGCCCAGTCTTCAATCAAAGCGTTGTATGGACCTGTCATACCCATGCCTGCAAACTGTTGCAACTGAGGCATAGCAATTTGAGCAAACTCGTTAAGCTGTCGTACACGATTCACCTTGTTAGGCTTACGTGCTGAGCCAGCTTCTACACGATAATCAAAATCACGAACAACTCTTTCAAATCGCTGTGTTTTAATTTGCTTCGTCCAAATAATAGAAGCGGTGCTACCGAGGACAGGACCGACATCGTCTGCTGTGAGAGCCCATTCAGCGGCTTCCATCTCCTTCATCAGGCATTCACTTAGCCAATCCTCGACCTGGCTGCTCATGTCGTCGGGACGTATGGAAACATTCTGATTTCGAATCTCTGCCTCGGATGCACTCCTAATTTGTGTAGGACCAGATAGTCCATACATTAATTCTGTGAGTCCAGTCCGTTTATCAATTAAATCTAAAACCTGTGATACCATGTTCCAGATGTCTACATTGAATGCTGGGGCATCGAGAAACGTGATTACGTCCTTAATACTCTTACCAAATAGATCACTCAGTTCAATGTGAGTGTACGGTCCTAGCCCTGATTTGACTTGGTCTTGTATCTCAGCTCCAGCTGCTTTAGCAATAGCCACATACGTTGTACTAGATGCTGCAACCTTGTCTGCTAAGAACGACATACACCAGTTAACAAATCGGAGTTCACCGATTGCTGGCTTGATTAAAGAGATTGGCCATACTTCCTTTGGCTTGTTATGGAAGTGTAACCGTGAAAACGGCCAGCCACCATCTGTCCAATATGGAATAGGCCATTGAACCTGCATAAACGCTTCATCAAATGACTTTGTGTCCATGTCCGAAGAAGGAAAGTTTAGAGGATAAGGAACATCTGCACAAACAGCTAGGTAACAGAAGTCACCAAATTGTTCCCATTCATACGTACTACTACTCTTCTGATTACCTTTGAGTTTTAACTTGTCACCAAACCCACACTTGGAATAGACTTCCCAGTACTCGATAAGGTCATGCGTCTTGCCTTTTCGCTTTTCTTCAGATGACTTACTGCGTCCACCTGCATAGGTTTCACCCTGCGAACTAAGGGATTCCATGTTCCCAATCAGTTCTCCTTGAAGGTCAAACTTTTTGTCTACCTTCCACACGGGATGAACTCGACGACGAGCAACCCATGTAATGTCTTCCCAGTATTCTGCATCTGGGTCAATCACTAAGTCATCAACAGAACCATAAGTGCTTAACGGGTGCCTTATAGAAGAACCATCTGGCTGATGCAAGTCTGTCCACAATAAGGACATTCCTTTTACAATAGCCTCTGTTACAGCACGACGACATTGAACCTTCTTGTTTGTTTCTTGTTGTAACCAGTTAAGATAATGGCTCTTAACATTAGCATGAGTTCTTTTTATCTCAGATATAGTTTCCTTCTGCTCTTCATACTTTTCCAGATAAGGAGCTAACGCAGGGTCATCAATAGTAATACCGAGGGCTTGAGGGGCAATATCCGGCTCCATGCGAGGAGTAACTTGTACTGTCGGATTACGATGGTACAACACAGGGCCGAATAAAGCCACTGCCTCAAACACTCTGTTCACTGTCATTCGAAAAGTAGGCATTGCTCCCTGAGCATTCTTATCCAAGAATCCCCCGTCGGCTTTTGCGTATTCGCCCTTCCACATCCAATCATGAGAGCCATCAAAGAATCGCATAGCTTCGTCAGCGTACTGACCAAACTTCTCATGCTTTACCTTCTTGGCATCCTTGATTTTCTCCATCCACTGTTTGCAGATGGATGACATCGGGTGAGATGCATTGTCCGTCGTATCTAGCATTGCCTAATTTCCTTTTAACTTAGAACCGCAACTTTATCTTCTAGCCATTGTCGCTTAGGATTGCCTTTGAATTCAATACCTAGTTCTAACGCCTGTTCACGTAGGCTCTTATAGCTGACTTCTTGAGGTTCAGCAGATACTTTTTCTGCCTTCTCTTCAATCGGTCCACCAAGACCCATAACCTCTTCAATTCGGTTAAGTCGCTTAGCTAAGGCCTTTGCTGACATCAGTGCATCTTTGTGGTATTCTGTGAAATCCCACGCACCATTTTCTCTATGGTCAGAGTTAATCTTTAGTTTAGGGTCATCTATGTGTCTTACTGACTCATAGTAACCACCGCCTGCGGCACGAAGCACTAGGTTTCGACCTGACCGTGACATTTTCACGACAAAGCCTATCCGTGGCTCCGTACCCTCTACCATTCCGTTTGCATAGAAGGTTACCGGTGTTCCGATAACTACTTCTGGCATTTCGAAATTTTCTGTATTAGGTACAGTCATTTTTAATCTCCCGAAGGACCAAGGTTAATGTAAGAATGGAACTGACCACTCTCTACTCGTCTGTTAATGCTCCTTTGTTCTGACCGAGCATTTCTGTCTTTTATTATTCTACCAGCAATAGATAATCTTTTAATCCCGTTTTCCGGTTTTACGTAAGGTAATCCATGAGCTGCTGCATACTCACAAGTTTCAATTGCATGGCAATTACCCCTACGATTTCCGTCATCCGTAACAAACCCGTTGATGATTTTCTTTTTAAACCTATAGAATTCTCTGATAAGGTTGGGACACCTTTGCAAAGTTACCATCATCTTCGTTGATCCATCCTGCCTCACACTAAGCCACTCTCGCAGTTTCATCTCTCTTCCGGCAATATCATCACTACCAGAACGAAAGTTAGACCCCGTCTCTATGCTTCGCACTGCATGTTTTTCTAATTGTAAACTGTATTGTCGTCTAGGTAGAACACCACTTCCTATTTCTCTAATTCTACCACCATGGGCATCAATTATAAACGATTGAAATGTGTCGCCGCCAACCTTGTGTGCTACGGCTTCACCAAACTTCTCTGCCGTACACTGTTGCATATATAGCTCATCATATGCAATGACGTGCTCACCTAATCCTGGCGGAGTTACTGCCCAAAATGTAACAGCACAGACGCTATGACCTGGGTCAACAACCATGTATCTTGCCCAATCTGAAGGTGGCTTTCCGTCATTTTCTGTGAGAATCTTCTGAGCTTCATTGCGTGGTTCGTCGAATCTGATAGACCCATGTAAATCTTTAGAGAATGTGGGATACATCAGTACACTATCCGTGACCATCTCGCCTAGTGCACGCTTGCGATACTCGTCATCTCCTTTGGCTTTCCACCTCTTTATGTTCTCCTGCTTGACCTGTTCCGGCATAAAGGGGTTATCAAATATTGTAGCCCTTATTACAAGAGTTGAGGGATTAGCCATGTTCTTCTCGTCTTCGGCACGCTCGGTTAGATTAATGAGTGCGTCGTTCTTTGCGTGGGGCAGGGCAGACCATCGTAGCTTTCCATCTCGCATGGAGAGTCTAGCTATCATTTCGTCGTACCATTCTGGCTTTTCGAGGTCTTCATCAATATGAACTAGGTCTGCTTGAAAACCCTGTGCAGGGTCACCCTTAGAACCCATCGCATATATTATCCAGCCGTTAGTGAGTTCGCAAATCTCAAACACATGCTGAGCACGCTTCTTCCACGCAAACTTCTTAATGAACCGCTCTGGAATCAAAGCTGGTGCTGGCTGAGCATATTCCTTTCTTTCCCAGTCGCTTTCGTTCCACGGCTTCCAAGAACGCCAATACCCCGTTTCCTCATCTTTGATTATTTTAAAGGAACCTTTACGGAACAGATACTTATGTATTGTTCGTCCAATGTGACCTTCATCCATGCCTAGACAAACAAGTATCCCGTTTTCCTTGGGGTATTTATAAGAATTGAACATTTATTTTTGTACCTGGTGCTTTGCTCTGTATTCACAATTGTAACCCTCACAGCAGTCCTGAAAAGTCAATGTCATTATCTTCCTTGTGAAGATTAGGAAACAGCTATGGAGAAGTACTACTAAGTGAGGGCACATAGTAAGTTGCATTCTACTGCACTCTCCCTCTCATGTTCTGTTCATCTCCTTTTGTTTCTTTCCTGCCACCTACAGGGCTATATGGAACAGGACGTGTATAATATCCTCCTGCGAATCCTCAGCATACAGGAGTGAGGCAACCCGTGTCCTGAAGAATATGGGATCTCTCTGTTGTGAGT